CCACTCTTGCAGCCCGATGGTCGGCGCCCGGTAGTAGACCTGCCGGTAGTAGCCCGTCTCGTCGGGGATGCCTTGGAAGTCAAGGTCGAGGCCCTGCGTGTCGCTCAGCGTGACCGTTTGCGTGGCCGTCAACGGGCTGAGCCGAGCGGCGCGGCTGTGCGCCACCGCAATCTCAAGCGTGCGAACGCCCTGCCCCGGTGGCTCGACGGTGGAAACCAGCGTCACGCCTTGGCGCGGCGCCGCCGTGTAGGCAGGGTCCTGCTCGATCCAGTAGTTAGGCAGGTTCACTTCGCCCAGCGGCAGGTTGTACCACTCGTCCTCGTACCGCATCAGCGGCAGGAGCTGGCCAGGGTCGGTGGCGCTCAGCTCTTGCACGCGGCGCGAGAGGCCCAGGACCTGCACGCAATCCTGCGGCATGTCGAGGAACCGATGCACCACCTTCGCTGTGCGCGTCGTCGGCAGGCCATCGGTGAACGCCGTCGTCAACCATGCCTGCGTCGAAGTCTCCACCCACGCGATCTCGTAGGTGCTGCCGTTCTCAACCTCAACCTGCATCCCCACCATGTCGTTGGTGAAGAACGCGCTGCCAGTCGTCACGCTGCCCGTGGTCGTCGAGAACGACATCGTGGCGCTGCGGTCAGGGTACGCGATGACGTCCGCAACCTTGTTGATGAAGGTCCACGGCTTCTCGGTCACGATGCGCCGGTGCGCCTCGTTGAGCATGGCGTCGACCTGCGCCCGATACGTCGGGTTCTGCGGGTCGTAGTCGAGGACGTTGGCGACGTAGCCGCGCAGCTCAGCCAGGGTTGCCATGCTCGTGCTCCATCAAGCGAAAGCCCCGCCCCCAGGACTGCCCCCCCCTTGAATGGCCGGCAAGCTGACAGGGGGGGCGGGTGAGGATGGCACCGTGTCCAGGGACGGGGCAGTCGACGCCGCGCTCAGAAGTTGGCGAGGACGTAGACTTTGGCGAGGTTGGCGGTGTCCGCCTCGGCAGCGATGGCGATGATCGGGCGCTGGGCCACGGTGGCAGCGCCGCTCTCCACGATGTCGGCAGCGATGGCCAAGCGGCCAGCCGTCGAACCGACGATGAGGCGGGAGCCAGCGACGGTGGCGCCGTCAACGTTCGCCGTGACGAGGCCGCGCGTGACCACCTCGATGCGGGAGCCGATGGTCAGGGCGCCGGTCGGCTCAGCCGAACGCAGCACCACGCCGACCGCCATCGTGTCGGTAGCGGTGCCGGTGTCGGCCTTGACGATGATGAGGCCCTTGTCGCCGTCGCTGGACTGAGCCAAGTCGAGAGACACGACATCGCCCACAACCACCGTTTCGCCCGCGAGGAAGATCTCGGTGGTGCGGCGGTTGGACGAGGTGACGCCAGCGCCGCCAGCGTCGTTGTCGAGGTACTGGAGCAGGGTGTTCTGGGCCATGATCAAGTCTCCGCGTTGACGAGGATGCCGTGGCCGCTGAGGTTGCTCGTGGCGAGCTGCATGCGGACCAGCAGGTTCTGAGAGAACGCGGCGTAGCCCGAGATCATGTCAGGCTCTTCCAGCGAGAAGAACGCGTCCTGATCGAAGTACACCGTGAACAGCTTGCTGTTCAGGAAGTACATGGACATCTTGTTGGTGCCGCCGGATCCGGTGAAGCCCAGGTTGGGCTCGATGTACATGGCGGCGCCGTTGAACTCCAGCCCCAGGCGGCCGGCCATGTTGCGCTGCTCGGTGGCGCTGACGTAGCGCTCCAGCTGCTGCAACTCATCCTTGTACAACCCGTAGGAGAGCGGGCTGGCGAGGATGATGTCGACGTCGCCCTCGGGCGCGGTCTGCTGGATGTCGATGAGCAGCTGCTGCATCTTCTTGAGGCCGTTGGCCGCGAAGCTGCCGTCCTGAACGTGGTTCTGCCAGGACAGCGGGAAGCCGCTCTTGGCGATGCCGCCCACGGTGTTGGCCTGGGAGCCGAACGCCACTTCCTCAAACCAGCCGGTCGCCGCGTCGAGGCCGTTGAGGGTCTGCAACTCGGTCAGCACGGTGCTGTTGCCCCGGATGAGCTGCTTCTCAACCTCGCGCTTGACCATGCCCATCGTCTGCTTGAGGCGCGCTTGAAGGATGTTGACCTTCGCCTGCTCGCCCTTGTTGCTCAGCTCTTCCTTCTTGGTGAGCACGATCGGCGCCACGAAGTCGCACCAGTTGTAGGTCGCGGTGCGCATCGGGTCCTTGACGGCCAGGTTGATGGCCTCGTACCCGGTGCTGAGCTGCGTCAGGGTGGAGTGGTCCGTCAGGATGACGGGGTGGTCCACGTAGGCGCCGCCGTTGACCTTCTCGATGGTGCCGGTGCGCTGCACCGCCTCAAGCAAGGGGATGATGCGGAAGGTGTTGTCGACTTCCTTGTCCCGCAGGATCTGGAGAGTCGACGCCAGAATGTCCTTCTGGATCGGCATGATTGGCCTCTAAACTGGTCAGTGGTGAAGGGGCGTGTCCCGCGGCGGGGGGCCACCTCAGCAGCGTGTCCTGTCGGGGCTGTGAGATGGCAGGAAGGTACTACACGCTCCGCGCCTTCGCAAGCGTTTGGTAGATTTCCCACGCGCTCGCCTTGGGGTCGATGCTCGGCTCCACGCGCCCACCCGCCACGCGCGGGCCGGTCGACACGTTGAGCGCTGCACGCTGGGCAGCCCGGCTCTCCAGCGCCACACGCTTGGCAGCCTCGGCCTCAGCAGCGCGGGACCGGCGCCCCTTGACTGCGTAGTACGCCGTCGAAAGGTCCAGCGCCGCGTTCTGCTTGAGCAGCGCGGCAACCTCCGTGCGGAGCGCCTTGTCGGCGCTCAGGTCAGGATGCTCGGCCATGAAGGACTCGTACCGCTGTTGCGCCTCAGCCTGCTGGCTCTGCTTCCGCACCGGCTCCAGCACCTCAGCCAGCCGCCGCTTGACCTCGGCCTCGATGTGCGCCGACAAGCTCTTCGGGTCGAACGGGTCGACCTCGCCCGCCACCGCCGGCGCCTCCAGCGCCTTGGCAATCTCGGGCGCCACCAGCGCCTTGCGCTGCGCCTCGATGGCCTTCTTCTCGGCCGCCAGCTCTTGCGTCTTGCGCGTCACCATCTTGCGCATCTCAGCCATCGCCCGCTGCACCTCGGGCGGCTGCGACGCGTAGATGCTGTCCCACGATTCCCCCTCTTTCAGCCCCTCAGGCTCAGGCGGCGCCGCCTTGGCCTCCTTGTCGGCGCGGGCCTTCTCCGCGCGCTCCACCAGATCGTTGATCTGCTTCTTCCAGGCAGGCTCACCCGTCAGCGTGGCGCCCTTGTCCTTCGGCGCAGCGGCCTCTGGCGGGGCGCCCTGCTGCAAGCTGGCGAGCGGCGCGCCGCCCTCCGCAGCAGTCGTGGTGGTCGAGGGGGCCGCCGGCGCAACGGCGGGGGTGGTGTCGCTCATCAGGCACGCTCCATCATCAGGCTGTCGGTGTCGTCCTCACCTTCGGGCGCCTCTTCCTCGGTCGGCAGGTCGTCCGGCGACGAGGCCATCATCGCCTTGAACTGCTCGTCCTTCGAGAGCGCATCCATCGCGCCGGCCAGCCGCGCCAGCCCGGCGTCGTTCTTGACCTCGCCCACGGGCGGCAGCTCGACGCCCATCTCAGCCGCCGCGTCCGTCGCCATCGCCAGCCCGCGCACAAAGTCGCCGGGCAGCTTGGTCGTGTCGCCGCTGAACTCGGGGTAGTCGCCCGGCTGGCCCATCGCCATCAGCAGGCGGTTGAACGCGCCCACCGTCGCGTTGAGCGCCGACACGCTGAACTTGCCAGTCGGGGCGCCCTTCTCAAACGCATCCGACATGACCTGCTCTTTCTGAGCGCCCACGGCGCGCGCCTCTTCCGTCATCTGCATCGGGTCCATGTTCACTCCAGATCGTGTGCGGGGAAAGTCTCGGCCGCCGCGATGGCAGCATCACCAGTCTCGCGCAGCGTGCGCGTGAACGTCGAAACCTGCGCCTCATGGCGCTCGTGCTCACGCGTGACGCGCCGCATCTCGGCCTCGACCTCGCCGTCCTCCAACTGGCGCAACCCGCGCTGGCGCATCACCGCCTCGCGGTGCTTCTCGTCGCGCAGCGTGACGCCCAGCCCCCGGTCGTGGAAACCGTCCCACTTGGTATCGCCCCAGGACCATGCGGTGCGCGCCGGCATCGACACGCCCAGCCCCGCGCTCGCGCCGCACCGCTCACACGGCACCGGCTCGATGCGCTCAGCCATCGGGCGCAGCCGCGTTGTCTTGTGGCCCTGGGCGCACCAGTACTCGTAGATCGGCATCAGACCACCCCTCCAGGCGGCAGGACCTCAGCAACCCGCGTCGAGCCAGCCGGCATGCCGGCAACCTCTCCAGGCGCAGGGGGCGCCGCAATCTGCGGGCCGCGCTCCATGCCCGCCACGCCCTCGGGCGCCACCGGCGCTGCCATCGCAGGGGGCGCCGCCACCATGTCGGCCGGAAGGTCGAAGGACCGCGCCACCATCGCCAGCAGCTTGTCCGGCGCCACACCCAGCTTCTCCAGCAGCGGCAGCAGCGTCAGCAACTCCTGCTTCCTCACCGCCTCGCTCATCGGCGTGGTGCCCAAGTCGTGCGCGAAGATCTGGAAGTCGGCCAGCAGGTCCGCCGCCTCCATCTGGTACGCCTTGCCCTGCATCTGCACCAGCTCGCTCGTGCCCCCCATCAAGGTGGCCAGCATCACGAGGTACGTGTGCGCCGTTTGCGTGATGCACGCGTCGCGCGCCCGCGCCATGCGCCCAATCTCCGACGCCGTGTAGGCCGCCAGCGCCTGCACCTCGGTCGCGCTCGCCTTGGTCGCCTCTCCCCGCGTGAACGGCGCCAGCACCGACCCGCGCCCAAAATCTGCGTCAACCTCGGCCAGATACCGCTCCAGCTCCACCGGCACCGGCACATGCGGGATCGGCGCGATGGCCCCCGCCAGCGTCTGCCCCGTGCTCAGCTCCACCTCGATGAACTCGCCGTCGCGCCCTTGCGCAATCTTCGCCATGCTCTCCGGGTCCAGCACGCCCTTCTCCACCATCCACTGCCGCGCCGCCTTGCGCACGCCGTTCGCCTGGAACGTACGGATGATGTTGGTTTCCGCCACTTGGTCGTACACCCGGCGCAGCGCCGAGTACCCAGCCAGCGGCTCGTCAGGCTCCGTGCTCATGTAGAGCGGCACCAGCGGCACCTTCACAACGCCGCTCACCGTGCGGAAGGGGATCGCCTTGAACTTCTCCCGCTCGCCCTCCCCATCGGCGCCCCCGTCGCCCACATCCAACGGCATCCCATCGTACAGCCACTGGTCGCGCTTCCAGTCGGGGCTCCACACCTTGAACGTCCCATCGTCAAGGTCGTACACCTCCACCACGAGGATGAAGTGCTCTTCGCTCGGCGGCGCCTGGTCCAGACCGCCGCCACGGTCGTAGCCGGCCCCGTCGCCACGCCCCTCCACGCCATCTGTGATGTACCGCGTGAAGCTCCGCTCAGAGTACTTCTTCGCGCCGTAGCGCTCCTTCGCGTGCTCCACCGGCAGGTAGTACCGGTGCGCCACGAACCGCTGCATGTCCCAGGTTTCCGCCGTCGTGTCGACGATCACATCCCACGGCGCCACCGCCGCCACCGTCACCCGCTGCAACGGGTCGGGGTGCGGGCGCGTGCCCAGCTTGACCGCCGCGAACGGATAGATCAGCGCCAGCCGCAGCGCGTTCTCCAGCACGGCGCGCACGCCATGCAGCCAAACGTTCGCCACCTCCTGCGCTACCTCGGGGTCGCCCGCCCCTCGCAGGTCCGGCTTCACCACCACGGCCGGGTCCTTCACAAACAGAGACGCCACGTAGCTCTCAATCAGCTCGTAGCCCCGGCTCGTCTCGATCAGGAGCTGGTCCGTCTCCCGCTTGTCCCAAAACCGCATCAGGTACGCGTTCCGCAGGCGCCGCATCTCCGCGCGCCGGTCCTCCCAGCGGTGGTCGTGCGCATCGTAGATGTCCGCGAACTGCGATGCCTTCATGTCGCCACCTTCCAAGGCAGAACCTGCCGCCTGATACGCTTAGCCCGCGCCTCTGTCAACCGCGCGTCCATGTAGTTGCCCATCTGCTCGCGGCGAAACGCACGCGCCCCGTCCTGCGTCGCCCGGTAGGCCAGGGCGCACGCCATCGCCATGTCGTCGTGCATCCCCACCGGCGCCTCAGGCGCCACCCGGCGCACCTCCAGCGCCTTCAACTCCGACAACGTGTGCTGGTCGAGCTGCGGGATCAACTCCGCGTCCACCGCCTCACGCAGGCACTCGTACGCCTCCAGCTTGCTCTTGATGCTGGTGGTCCACGGCTTGCCCTCCCGGCTGGCCCACAGGCGCTTGTACCCCAGGCGCTCCAACTCCCGCAGAACCACATGGCCGTGGT